GCCCGCCCCGGTGCAGTACGCCGCGCCGGTCCAGCCCCACCAGTTCTCGGTCAACGGCAGCGCGACGAGCGACTTCGCCGCCGTGCAGCGCCACATCGACGGCCTCGAGCTGTACAAGCGCGAGACGGGGGAGCAGGCCCGCCGCGACTTCGTGTCGGCCCTGGTCCGCGACCAGAAGGTGCTCGTCACCCAGGAGGAGCCGCTCGTCGCGTACGCCTCCAGCCTGAACGACACCCAGTTCACCGCGTGGAAGGGCACGTACGACGCCGCCCCCGCGCAGTCCCTCCTTGGGGCTCACGGTGTGTCCGGTGGTAGCGCGGCCCCGGCCGAGGTCACTGCCGAGCACGCCAAGAACGACCGCATCAGCGTCCTGCGCGATGTCGTCAACGGCCTCAAGGCCAGTGGCATGGCGGATGCGGTGCTCCACTCGAAGCCGAGTTACCGGGAGCTCGTGGAGCTCACCGGCAACAAGGGCTAACGGTAACCGGCCAGGTCTGAAGAACCAGGAAGAAGGAAGATATGTTCTTCATCAAGGGTGGTGCAGTGCAGGGGACCTTCGGGAACAACGAGTACCTGCGGTCCACCAGCAACAACCGCAACAAGGAGTCCTACACGGTCTCCGCTGCATCGGTGCCGCTCGAGGACGTGGGCGACGGGACCGGGCTCACGCAGAAGGTACTCGCCAAGGGTGAGGTGATGGCCAAGATCACCTCGGGTGCCGAGATCGGCAAGGTCGGCCCGTTCCAGGGTGGAACGGTCGCCAACGAGGTGCAGACTGTCGGCCTCGGTGCCGCTACCGCTGGTACTGTCGCTATCACCTTCGATGGTGAGACGACCGGTGCTATCGCGTTCAACGCGACTGCGGCTGCGGTTCAGGTCGCTCTCAACGCCATGTCGAACGTCAGTGACGGCGACATCGTCGCGTCGGGTGGCCCCTTCCCGGGTATCGTCACCCTCACCTTCGGCGGCAAGTACGCCGGAGTGAACGTGGCGGAGGTGACCGTCGCTCCGACCGGCCTCACCGGTGGTGCCGTCACCGTGGCGACGACCACCCAGGGTGGCCAGGCCGGTGGCGTTACGGACGGTCGTGGTGACCGGGCCAACATCGTCGGCCTCAACGACACCTTCCTCCCGTGGCAGCTCATCGAGGGTGACCGGGAGATCGCCGTCAACTACGACTGCTACGCCAACCAGGGCTGGTGCACGGAACGGAACGCCTCCGGGGTTCGTGTTCCGCTCACCAACGCCGTCGCCGACACGATGCGGGGTCGCAAGGACCTCGACGTCAAGTTCAAGTAAGGAGACAGCTCAGTGACCTCTGCACTTGCTGGCCCCGCTGCCTCCGGCGGCGCCCTGCCTGCGCACCTGCACGCGACCCCGCTGGGTCGTGACCGCCTGATCCGTCAGGAGGTGTCCCTCGGTATCATCCGCGAGATGGTGCCGCCGCAGACGCACATCGGTCTGCAGCTCTTCCCGTTCCTCGAGGTTCCGACCGACGACGTCATCTTCAGCTACCTGAAGGGCGACGTCGACGGCCTGGCCCCGGCGCGAGCCGAGGACGCCGAGTCCGAGCTGGCCCAGAAGGACGACATGTTCGTCGGCGAGGGTCGTGCCTCGCTGATCGACTGGTCCCTCAAGAACCACTACACGTCCTCGGACGTCTCGAAGTACCGTGAGTGGCTCACGATCCAGGAGAAGATCCGCGACACGCACGACCTCCCGCTCACCGTCAACTCGATGGTGAACGAGTTCCAGGGTCGCATCCTGCGCGACGACCTGAAGCGCAAGCGCCGCCTGGACAACCGGCTCGAGTGGCTGATCATGACCCAGGCGATGGCCACGGGCCAGATCATCTACAACGACGGCAAGACCAAGTTCGGCGTCGACTACCAGCGTCCGTCCGCGCAGCAGGCCCGTACGCCCGCCCAGATCCAGGGTGGCTCCGGCACGGCGAAGCTGTGGGACGACGCCACGGGTGACCAGGACCCGATCCGCGACCTGCTGGCGATCCAGCAGTACATGTACGACACCTACGGTGTCCGCATGACGCGGGGCATCGCCTCGGCGAAGCTGCTCAACAGCATCATGAAGTCCACCAAGTTCATGCAGCGCTCCGGTGTTGTCGTGAGCAACGGTGCGGGCGGCTTCCTCACCGGCGACCCGAACTACGTCATGGACGGCTGGGGCCCCAAGGCTGCGATCGCAATCGTGGAGCAGCAGACGGGCATCCGGTTCGAGACGTACGACTCGGTCTACCGTACGCGTCCGATCGGCTCCACCACGATCACCGCGAACCGGTTCTTCCCGCAGAGTCGCCTCCTGCTCCTGCCGGACGAGGCGGACGTGCAGGAGTTCGACGACACCGAGATCGGCATGGGTCGTACGCTGACCAGCCCCCACCCCGCCAACAACTGGCAGCCCGGGTGGTACGACTGGGAGTTCGAGTACGGCGTGGACCCGTGGGGCCTGGACCGGGGTACCGGCATCAAGGCCTTCCCGGTCTTCCCGCACATGGACCTGACCTACACCCTGGACCCGATCGCCGCGTAAGTGGTGATCGGCCAGTAGGCCGGACACAGGAGGGAGAACGGTATGGGCAAGCGCAACTCGGACGGTACCGTCACCAAGGCGCCGGGTTCCGCCCGAAAGGGCGGCACCAAGTCCAGCGTCAAGGCGGTCGGTACAAAGGTCGGTTGGCCGAGCACGGACACCCGGCTGGTCGACAACAACCCCGGTCGCACCGCGGCCAAGTGAGCCAGAGCGGGGGGTCGGGAAACCGGCCCCCCGCATTGGTCTGATCACAGAAAGAAGGAGATATGGCCGAGGACAAGGACAAGGCGACCTACTCGAAGTCGAGTGCCCAGCTCGACCTCGAGCGCTTCCAGGCGACCGAGAACGGCGAGGACCCGACGCCCGACACCCCCGCCCGCGACATGACCGTGGAGGGCAATGACCTGTCGGGCTTCTACGGCGTGGACCCGATCTACAAGCAGTACTCGAGTGACACGCACAAGCCGCTGCGTACCACCGAGGGCCCGATGGCCGTAGTGGAGGACCGGGCGTACGGCGAGAAGGCCAGCGACGAGGACGTGGCCGTCAAGGCCACCGAGACGACGACCACGACCACGAGCAAGCCGACGGCCAAGAGCACGCCCCCCGCCCCGAGTAAGCCCTCGACGCCCAGCGCGCCGAGCACCCCGCCCGGTTCCTAACACCAGGCGATAGAAGAGGAGGCTGGCGGTGCGCACGGACCCCACGTACTCGAGCACAACGGACATGATGACCGGTTCGTTGCGCATCGACGCGCCAGAGAAGTACGTAGCTGAGGCAGCTGACGACATCGACTCTCGTCTTGGTTACGTCTACGTGACGCCACTGACGTTCGTCGTCACGGACCCGAAGCAGCGCGCCGCCAGCCTCGTCATCAAGAAGATCAACAACAACCTCGCAACGGGTCGCGCAATCATGGCGGCGTCGATCCCTGCCGAGGACAAGCAGCTCAATGCCTATGGCGCGGCGCTGGTCGACGAGGCCGAGAAGACGCTGGACCTCCTGGCGGATCGCACCATCCCACTCTTCGGCGCCGTAGCCCATGCAGATACAGGCCCCGTGACGGAGGTAATCCCGGCAATCTCGATCCACAACGAGGATGCGACGAGCCTGGTGAACGGCTTCTATAAGTCAATGGCGCAGCCGACATACTACCCGACCGGCATCCCGGCTGGTGGCATGTAATGGCGCGCACCCACGACGTCGACGCCGATGTCGAGATCTTTGTCGACACAGAAGATGTCAAGGAGATGCTCGATCGCGCCTTCCGTGCCATCTCTGACGTGAGTATCACGGCGTTCCTCGCTGGCCCAACGACGCAGTACCTGCAGGAGAGGGCAGGTATGCGCTTCCAGACCGAGGGCGATAGCTCGGTCGGCGGGCCATGGGATGCACTGAAGCCTGCGACCATCGAGGCACGCAAGCGTCAGGGGTACGACTCTGGACCGATCAACCACAGGTCGGGGGAGTTGGAGCGCTACATCACGGGGGCAAATGGCGTCGTAGCGGCCAACGTACTCCAGTGGCCGGGTGGCGATCCTGGTCCAGGTGAGTCTGGACATCTCGAGACGAAGGTTATCACCGCCCAGTCCGGCAAGGCGCACCCAGAGACGCAGCCTCGCCCGGTCATCGGTGTAGACATGTCTGACCTCGTCGCCGTGACATCGTCACTCGCCCTCTACATCGCACGTGGGGGAGTAGGTGTAGGGGGAAGATGATCAATGCAGACACGCCAGTCTTTCCGAACAACGTGGTAGACCTGATCTCAACCAGACTGGTACAGCTCGAGCCTTCTATCCAGGTGTACCGCAGGCCACTGAGGTCGACCGACGGTGCAATGGCAATCGGAGTGTTCGGTCGCCAATGGATACCGAAGGACGACAGTCGTGAGATAGGCCGTCTCCAGCCGACGATCCAGGAGTACATGATCTCGGTCCAGGCGTTCGTGCTCAATGCGGACGAGGAGCGCGGCTTGGCGGAACACTCCGTGTTGTCGCACATGGTTCGGTCGGTGCTTTACAACGACCAACCGCTCAACGTAGGGTTTGCCTCGTTGTCGGTCAGTCTGTACGGCAGTGCCGAAAGGTACCGGCGCTCGGAGGTTCGAGTCCAGAACTACGTGAGCAACGAGGTGCATGGAAGCTTCCTGTACCTGAGTACCCTGGAGTTCTGGCTCCAGACCGAAGTGACAGCGTAAGTCCGACATGAAGGAGGGTGGAGTGCCCACCAGCGAGGAAGATCTCGAGGCGAAGCGTCAGCGCAACGTCAAGCTGCGCGAGCAGATCGAGGCAGAGCACGCCAAGCGAGTCACCCGCGAGCGGGAGGCAGCGAACGACATCGTCGCTGTACAGCTCGACGTAGAGGGCGCTCGACTCGAGTCCGAGTTGGCGTCCGCCAAGGAGGCAGCGAAGGTCAGCACGATCAAGCAGGGGACGGCGGCTCCGATGGCGAACGCCAAGGATGCCATGGCCGCCGCCGTCGAGGCACAGAAGGCAGCAGCGGCGACCCCGCCGCCCGCCGCGGACGGAGGGAAGTAAGACATGGGATACTCGTCCCAGAGCGGGCGGCTCGCCGTCATGACGCAGCCGACGCCGTCGGTGTTCCCCGCAGACTTCGCCACCAAGGCGATGCTCATGCGGCTGCGTTCCGGCACGCTCGAGCCGAGTCGTGAACTGCTCATCACGGACCCCGAGATCGGCGGCGGACGTGACCGTTCCGACGCGTACCTCGGTGCGATCTCGTGGGCCGGTTCGTTCGACTTCTACGTGCGTCTCGAGTCGGCCCTCACCATGCTCCAGTCGGCACTCGGTCCGGTTGTCTCGGCTACGACGACGGGTGTCAGTACGCACACCTTCACGCCGAGCGACCTGGCGCAGCTCCCGAACCTCGCAATCGAGGAGCGGGTCGGCAACACCTTCGAGCGCTTCAACTACACCGATGCCGTGGTGGACACCCTCCACTTCGAGGCGGACGCCAACGGGTACTTCATGGGTACGGCGGGCCTCATCGCCCGCAAGCAGGTCGTCGTCGGCACCGACAGTGCGGTAACCGCCGAGGACGACTCGCCGCTGATCGTGGGCACCAACATCACGATCACGTACAACGGCGTCACCCTCCCGGCGAAGTCGTTCAGCCTGGACATCGCCAACAACTACGAGTCGGACGACTTCCGCCTCGGCTCGCTGTACCTCGGGGATCTTACCCCGAAGGGCCGTGAGGTGTCGGCAAACGTCGTCATTCGTCCGGCTGACAGCGCCCTGTGGCGCCAGGCCGTCTACGGTACGGCGGGTGCCACACAGGCTGGTGGCCTCACCACGAAGTCCCCGCTGGTGATCACCTGCACCACGTACGAGGACATCGCGGGTGGCACGCCGACTACCAAGTCGAGCATCTCCTTCACGATCCCGAGTGCGACGCTCAACCCG